CTCTTAGGAAATTGGGGCATGGTGGTGATGTCGTTTTACTTTGGTGGTCGTACTTTTGAGAAGATAGCCGATAAGGTGAAAAAATGAGTCTGAGCGAGCACTTTACCCTTGAGGAAGCGACGTATAGCGAAACTGCTATACGGATGGGGATTAATAACCAGCCCGATGAGCGCCAACTGGCAAACATGAAGGTGGCGGCTGGGCATTTAGAGGAGGTGCGAAATGTCACAGGCGCTCTTCGTGTTAATTCTTGGCTACGCTTGCCCGATGTTAATGTTGCTGTTGGCGGTTCTAAGGTGTCCAGCCACATGGATGGTTGGGCTATTGACTGCTCTTCTTCTGCTCACACTCCTTATGAACTATGTCAGATTGTTTTAAAGGCAAACATCAAGTTTGACCAAATGATTCACGAATACGGGCGGTGGATGCACATATCCTTTGCGCCTGAGATGCGTCAGCAAGAACTGACCATCTATAAGCCAGAAGGAAAATACAAGGTTGGAGTTTTAACCGAAGCCCAATACCATGCCAAAGTTGCCTAAACAAGGTCTAGGCAATACAATAACCTATACCAAATTCTTGGAGAAATAGCGTGACGACTGCTTCGGTAATGACATATGACTCCTTGGTCGAAAACATTCAGTCATATCTGGAGCGTACTGACACCGCTACGCTTGAGAAAATCCCTCTATTCATCATGCTGGCAGAGCAAATTATTGCCAGCCAAATTAAGTTTTTAGGTAATTTAACCGTTGTGGAATCCACAATGGTTTCCAACCAAGCGGTTATTGATAAGCCAGCACGTTGGCATAAGACAGTTTCGTTCAATATTTCAGTCGCTGGTGAGCGACAGCCTGTTTTGTTGCGCAAGTATGAGTACCTTCGTGAGTATTGGCCTGACGCGACCAAGACTGGTATTCCCGCTTATTTTGCGGATTACGACTACACCCATTGGTTGGTTGCACCAACTCCTGCTACAGCCTACACTTTTGAAGTGCTGTATTACGAGCGCATCCAGCCTTTGGATTCTTCTAACCAGACGAATTGGTTCACAATTTACGCGCCCCAAGCGTTGCTGTATGGGTCTTTGTTGCAGGCTATGCCGTTCCTCAAGAATGATGAACGCATGGGTATGTGGCAACAAAACTATGACCTCATCATGCAAACCTTGATGGCGGAAGATAAATTGAGATTGGCTGATCGTCAAGCCGTAGCGGTGGACACATAATGAGTTACAACAGCCCTTTTACTGGTAACGTCATCCAGCCAACTGACGTATCGTATAGTCGCATCACGCTGACTAATGACTTGCAGTTGACGTGGCCTATCAACGGCTCAATTGCTAATGACTCCGCGGCTCGGGTCATGGAGGTGTCAACCACTTCTACGGCAAACGAATTGTGGATGCCTCCTGCCAATCAAGCCTCGGTAGGTCAGGATGCCTTAATTCGTAACGTCGGCTCTGTTGCTGTAACCGTCAAAGACTTTACTGGCGCAAACACAATTGTTACGGTTGCCGCTGGTCAGGCGCAGTACATTTACATTACAACCAACGCTACCACGGCTGGAACGTGGGGAATTATTGCTTTTGGAATTGGCTCTTCTGGCGCAGACGCGGCTACATTGGCTGGATACGGGCTGTTGGCTATTGGTCAAACATTGAACCAAAGCCAGCCTGTAACAACCTTTTCTTCTAGTTACACGGCGCTTACAACAGACCGTTCTAGCACTTATGTATGGACTGGTGGCGCAGGTACATTGACTCTATCCCTTGCCTCTACGCTTGGCGATAACTGGTTCATGTTTGTGCGCAATAACGGAACTGGTGCTTTGACTGTAACTGGCACAAGCGGAAACCTAATCAACGGGTCTGCTTCTATTGTTTTACAGCCAACTGATTCTTGTATTGTTGTATGTAGCGGAACCCAGTTCTACACAGTTGGATTGGGTAAGTCTACGCAATTTGCGTTTACTCAACTATCCAAGGCTGTTGCGACTGGAAGTTATACGCTGACAGCGGCTGAGGCTTCAAACGTCATTCAAAAATATACTGGAACATTGACGGGCAATGTAACAATTGTGGTTCCCGCGACTGTTCAGGTGTACTACATCCTAAACGAAACTAGCGGTGCGTATACCCTGACCATTTCAACTGGTAGTGGTGCGACGGCAATTTTGACGGCTGGCAGTCAAGCAACTCTTGTTTGCGATTCTGTAAACTTATACAACGCTAATACGGTATTGGCTGGATCATCAAGCATAAGTTTGAATGATGGTTCTGTTGGCGCTCCATCTTTAAACTTTGCATCGGAATCTACGACTGGTGTTTATCACGCCGCTTCGGGTGAATTTAATGTTGCAATTTTGGGCGCACTGCGCTTGACGGTGTCTGCCTCTGGAATTGCTGTTGTGGGTACGGGAACATTTTCTGGCGGGATTGCTGGCGGGACTTATTGATGGCTAAGAAAGTTTTTTCCATTGATACCCAGCCCGGCATTCAGCGGGATGGTACTTTTTTCGACAAAAACTTTTACAGCGACGGTCGTTGGGTTAGATTTCAACGCGGTCGTCCACGCAAAATAGCAGGATACCGAGCCATTACTCAACAAGCAAATGGAATATCCCGAGGAATTTTTGTTAACTCTGCTGATGGCGTGAATCAAGTTTTCAATGGATACAGTTCTGGCCTTGAGGTCATAGATGTTAATAATCTTGGAATTGGTGGCGGTGTAAACCAATTTGTTTTTAACGGCTTTATCTTGACGCTCAACACTCTTGTGGGTGGTTCGTCGTATACCAATGGAACTTACACAGGAGTAGCCTTAACTGGCGGCTCTGGAACGGGTGCAAAGGCTACTATTGTGGTTGCTGGCGCTACGGTGACCACTGTGACCCTTACGGCGGCTGGTGATGGCTACGCTGTAGGCGATACCCTAAGCGCAACTGCGGCAAGTATTGGTGGCACTGGCAGTGGGTTTTCCATTAAGGTGGCAACAATTAATAATGGGTTTACGGCAAATGCTTTAAACCTTTGGCAATTTGATTCTTCTTTTGACACGCAGGGGACTGGAAATCAATTGTTGTTGGCGCACCCCGGTCTCAACTTGGCGCAAATTGACCAAACCGTATCAACCCCAGTTTTGGCTGGAAACATTGACGGCTTGACCATGCAACCGTTGCGCGACATTAACGGCTCAAGCCCTACGAATGCAACCATTTCTGTTGCTGGTGGCGTAGTTGTTTTGCACCCATACGTTTTTGTATATGGTGACAATGGTCTGATTAAGAATTGTGTTGCTGGTGATCCATATAACTGGAATGGCGCGGACTCTAATGAGGTTAACGTAGCGTCTACAAAAATTGTTAAAGGCTTGCCAGTTCGTGGTGGCTCTAACGCACCATCTGGTTTGTTTTGGGCTTTGGACTCGTTGATTCGTGTCTCTTACACCCCTACGACTATTACCGTGGGCGGAACAGCGCAAACTTTCTATTGGCGTTATGACATTATTTCTAGTCAAACTTCTATCCTGTCATCGCAGTGCGTAATTGAATATGACGGAATCTACTATTGGATTGGTGTTGACCGATTCCTGTTATATAACGGTGTGGTTAAAGAAATTGCTAACACCATGAACCAAAACTTCTTTTTTGACAATCTGAACTATGCGCAGAGTCAAAAGGTCTGGGCAACAAAAGTTCCGCGTTTTGGTGAAATTTGGTGGTTCTATCCTTCTGGTGATTCAGTAGAGTGCAACAACTGCATCATCTATAACATTCGAGAAAATTGTTGGTATGACGCTGGTTTCTCTGATGGCGCTAAACGCACGGCTGGATATTTTTCACAAGTTTTCCATTACCCCATTAATGCTGGGGCAGATTTGACTATTCAGGCAACGCTGTTTGCGGCAGACATTGCCACAACAAATTCAAGCGCTACAGTGACCATGTCAATCAATAACCTAATTACAAACGGTCAATTGGTGGTGGCGACTGGGGTTCCTACAGGCGCATACATTTCTGCAATTGTGGCAAATTCAGCCGCGACAACTGCAACGGGTAGTTCTGGTGCAAGCACCATTACGGTAGCAAGCGCAACGGGAATTTTAAGAAGTCAATTGGTGACTGGTACAGGAATCGGTACTGGCGCAACCGTTGTAAGTGTTGTGGGTACAACTGTTACTTTGTCAGTTGTTAACTCTGGCGCAGTTTCTGGTGCGGTTGCGTTCTCTGGAAACACTTTGACGCTTTCTTCTGCGGCGACTGCCACAGCAATTGTGTCCGCAAACTTCCAAAGTGCGCCAAATAAAGTTATTCTTTGGCAACATGAAATTGGCACAGATGCTGTAATTGATCAGGTTTCTGATGCTATTGAGAGTTATTTTGAAACATCGGACTTGGGTTGGGTCAGTGGTGGCCCCTCCCAGTCCCCGCAGATTCCCCAAGGTGGCGTAGGCGAAAACCGTTGGTTGCATCTTGAGCGTGTCGAGCCTGACTTTGTGCAATCTGGCGTTATGTCATTGCAAATTGTTGGGCGACCATTTGCCCAAAAAGACGATGTAATTTCTGACCCATACTATTTTGACCCAGACACTGGCAAGGTAGATATGCGTGAGCAACGCAGAGAATTGAGATTGCGGTTTAACAGCAATGTACAAGGTGGAACTTACCAAATGGGTAAGGTGTTGCTCAGTGCGGATTTGGGCGATGTTCGTCCATACGGAAGTTAATATGGCACTGGCGCTTGTCTACGATCCTCGATATCACACATGGGACTCATGGGCAAGTCTTATGTGCGAGGCGTATGCGGGTCAGCAATTGGCTATTCCTTTTGGAGAAGAGCATTGGAAAGAGTGGGCGGCGGGGTTAAAGGCGATTGATATCTTTGTGAACGAAGGCATCCCCGGCCCCTACATCTACGACAATTGGCAAGAATGGGCGCAGGCTGTAGTCGGTGCTGTAAATCAACCTACACAAGTAACGGGGTAACGTATGGCATATACAGAAGACCAAGTAGCCGCATGGCAAGCATCCAATCCGACAGCAGGAATTGATGAACTTACCACAGCGCTTGCAAATGGATTGCAACCACTTGCACAAGCATCGCCACCACCCCCTCAGTATGAAAGTGCGCCACAAAGAGACATAGTTGAAACTAATCGTGAGACTTCTACTGGAACTGCTCCTATTTATAGAACAGCGGCAGAGGTTTATCAAAACGTATTAGGTCGTGCTCCAGAAAATAAAGAAGTTGAAAAAGCATGGGATGATTACTTTGGCGGAAATGTTGACGTATCAAAATTGCAAGGATTTTTGCGTGCCGCGACTCCTGAATTGCAATCTACTGGTTACAAACCAGCAACCGAAGGTTTTAATGCCAGTGCATATATGGCGGGAAACAAAGATGTTGCCGATGCTTACGCTGTTGATAATTATGGTTTAACCCCTGAGCAATTTGCCGCAGAGCATTACAACATTTTTGGAAAGAAGGAAGGACGAGTTGCAGACCCAAGTTCTCAATACGACAAATTAGTACAAGATGCATATAGCACTATTCAGGGGCGTACTGGAATTGGTACTGATAAAAGTAACATTGACCAAGGCGGTTTAGATTATTGGAAAAATCAATTAGTTTCTGGTGCTGTTACAAAAGATAAATTTAACGATGTTTTTGGTAATGCTACTTCTGCGTATATAAAAGCAAATCCTAACGATGCATACACACAGTATGTTCAAAATTACCAACTAAAACAACAAACAGACACAATAAAAAAACAACTTGGTGACGTATTAGCAGACAGTAATATTTCTTTGGATGAAGCCAAAGGCATCAAGGCTTATCAAGACAAGTACAACTTCACACCAGAACAAATTGCTTCTGCTACGGGATTAAATGTTGCTTCTATAAAAACAATATTGGGTTCGCAGGATGCCATCCTTAAAAATACGGTATCTGCAAATTTAAATAACCCGTATGCTTTAGCAACTTTTGCAAAAAACAATGGTTTTACTGCACAACAATTAGCAGATGCTTCTGGTGGCGCTTTTACGCAGGCACAAGCACAATCTGCTATTGATAAATCAGGTACTTTCCAAGGGCAAATTGAACTTATAAGCCCTACTGCGTATAACCAAATAGCAAACATGGCGCAATACACAGCCAATGAAAATTTTGGCGGAAAAATTCAAGATTATCAAGTTCAACTGTTTACGCCTATAGACATAAAAAAGTCTGGCATACCAACACAGTTGGAATTTACGCCATCTGCGCCAATCACGTCATACGATGAAAATGGAAATCCATATACATATACACCACGACCCCAAATAAAAAATGCTAATGTCACACAAGATGAAGACGGAAACTATGTTTCAAACACACCTACTTACGTCAATGGCATTCCTATAACTGTTTCGTATGATCAAAACGGAAAAGCAACAAATTTCCAAGGCGATCCTCGTGTTGTTACTTGGTTAGATGGCGGTCATTATGTCTATGGAAATTGGGATGCACAAGGCAATGCAAAGCCTGCCCAAGTAGCAACAAGGGGAGGTGGTTTTTTTAAAAACTTGGCTCAAGATGTAGCGGGTGCGCTAAAAGACCTTGGCCCCCTTTGGACGGTTGCCAAAATAATTGAACCACAATTGTCTTTAGTTGATGTTGCAACAGATGTAGGACAAGGTAAGTTTGACATTGGCACCGTTATGAGCGGGTTATCAGGCTATACAGGTATGCAAGGTGCAGATATCGCTGGTATGCAATCAGTGAATGGTTTAAATTCTGTAAGCGGTTTGGACTTAGCCAGCGATATAGCAACTAAAGGCTTTAATCCAGCGGTGCAGGCGGCATCAAATATTTCAACAGCAA